AAGAGTTAAGGAAAATACTGGTGCGTTTTTTAATTATCAGGAACTTGCAAGACAGCAAAGGTTGGTAAGACCTTTCTATCCAAGAAAAACAATAGATGTTTTATCGGGAAAAAAGAATCCATTTGCCATCCCAAAACAAGAAGGTGAAATTAGAGTTGTCGCTTGTGATATGGCTTTTGTAGAAAATGAGAAGAATGATAATTCTATTTTCTCTTGCACAAGGTTACTGCCAGAAAGTACAACTCACACATTGGCTGATAAAAGTATTGAAATTAATAACGGATATCGTAGACAATTCCCTTATCTTGAAAGTGTACAAGGTGGAGACATTGATATGCAAGCAATTCGTATTAGGCAATTGTATGAGGACTTTAATGCCGATTATATTGTACTTGACCTAAGAAATGCGGGTATTGCAGTTTATGACCGTCTTGCAAAAGTTATGTATGACGAAGAAAGACAAATAGAATATTCGCCATTAACCTGTATGAACGATGATAGCATAGCAAACAGAGTTAAAACACCAAACGCAAATCCATGTATATTTATTATCACAGCTTCACAAAAGATGAACAGCGATATAGCAATGGCTTTGAAAACGGCATTACAGGATAATAAGATTGATTTACTTATATCGTATAATAAGGCTCTTGAAGAACAGTTACCTAAGATTGACGAATACAATCAGGCGATTGAACTTGATGACCAATTGTTTTACGAAAAGCCATATCTTGAAACTCAGGAATTTATTGCAGAAACAAATGGATTGCTTTGTGAAAGGAAGGAACAAACAGGTGTTCTTGTTATAAGCGAGAGAGGTGCTAACCGTAAGGATAGATATACTTCTGTTTCGTATTCAAATTATTTTGCAGATTTATTAGAACAAGATTTAATGTCAATTAATACACAATATGAAGTTGTTGCGCTTGTAAACTAAACAAAGAAAGGAGGGCGAAATGGCTAAGATACAAAAGAATTATGATAATAAAAACTATGAAGCGTGTAGCTATTGGTATCATAACGATGTAACTACCGCTACATATTTTAATATTCTATACGATTATAAAATTGAACAGCTTACTGGTATGATTCAAGAGCCAATGATAGATAGCAATAATGAACTTATAAGAAAGATATCAAGAAGATTCTATTCAAGTGATGGTATTGTTCGTAATGCTCTTGATTATATTAAGGTTCTTCCAACTTTGGATTATATTGTAACAAGCTATGCCAATGACAAAGCTTCTAAAATTAACAAAGAAGTTGTTAGATATGCAATGAAGAAGATAAGACACAAACAATTTGTTAGAGATGCTATTCTAAAGGGATGTATTGACGGTGTGGCTTTTTACTATCTTGATACTGGTAAAACTAAAGAAGATAGAAAGAAGTTTATAAGTCAATTCCAAGCCGATAGTATATCAGAGGTCAATGCGTTAAAACCAAAGTTGGCTAAATTAAACGTGTCTATTAAGTCATTGCCTACTGATTATTGTAGAATAATTGGAACTAAAAATAATTCTTATGTCGTTGCGTTTGATTTAAGTTATTTTAATCTTGGCAATGAAAGTGCAGAAAGCAGATTAAGAAGATATCCTTCTGAGTTTACACAAGCATACAACAAGTGGAAACAGGGAAACAAAGATACCAACCAGATGTTTATATTGGACAATACAAAAACAATTGTTCATAAAATATCTTCTAATCTTGATGAACCGTGGGGTAGACCACTTGTGCTTTCGGCTATCAAGGATATTCTTTACTCTGATGATTTTATAAATACTAAAAGGAATGTACTTGATAAGGTAAATAATAAAATTATTTACGAAACATTTCCAGAGGGCAAGACCGCAGGTACTTCGGCTTTGAGCAATGAACAACAGAAACAGCAACATAATGCTGTTAAAGAAGCTGTGCAGACAAGAAAGGGAAATGGAACAACTTTCTTTTCCGTTGCCGCAGGTACAAAAATAGGAAGTATAGATGTTAATACAGATTTGTTTGATAGTGACTACGAAACAAATCTTGACCTAAATGTTGGTTCAGATTTAGGTATCGCCATATCCTTATTGAATGGTAACGGTGCTAACTATGCATCACAACAAACAAATCTTGAATTGATTACGGCAAAGGTGTTTGAATGGGTTGATATAATTGTAACCGAACTGAATAAAGTTATTAATTATAATGTACTTGGTCTTAATTATATTGACGTTGAAATTAACTATCTTCCTATTACCAATCTTAATAGGGAAAAATATTTTAATATCGCAAAAGAATTATTTACAATCGGTAGAGGTTCGCTTGCTTATCTTGCTAATTGTGCAGGTTTATCAAAGGAAGTATATTTCGCCATGTTGGATGAACAGTTAGAAGAAGGAGTCATGGACAAATATCCTGTTAATGCAACTTCTTATAACACCTCTGGTAATGATGTAAATAATACAGAAGATGATAAGGGCGGTAGACCAACGGAAGATAATCCTACCAATGACAACACTGTTAAAAGTCAAGCTAATAATTCAAATGGTCAGCCTAAACCAAACGTGTAAAAGAATCGCTAAAACATTAGCGGTTCTTTTTATATTATTATTTCATTGAAAGGTGGTGAGACTAAATGAACACAATTCTCGAAATGGGAAGTAAGAAAACCAAAGGTGGTAGACGATATATCAAATTAGCACTTCTCACCATTCATGAAAATGAAGAAGATACCAATTTAAACGGCATTAATTGGCGAGAGCAATATGTACTTAATAATATCGAAAGCGCAAAGGGTATGCCGATATGTTGTGAATTTACAGACGAAACAAAGACAGTTCCTTTAGGTCATGGGTATACTGACCAAATGACTGATGAGTATGGAAACCAAATTCCTCTTTTTGAAAACTCTGACACAGTAGGTGTTGTAGAAACAGCACAGATTGAAAACATAGTTATCGACAATGAAGAAAAGCGTGTTCTTGTAGGAGAAGGATATTTATACAATCAAAGATATCCTAACTTTGTAAGATGGCTTAAAGATAATATGGCTGAAAATTCTATTAAATCCTCTATTGAAATAGTTGGCACAGAGGAAAACAAAGGTCATATTATTTACGATGGTGAAGTAACTGAGGAACATCGTATCCCTAAAGAATTTGACTTTAGTGGTAGTGCAATTTTAAGTGTAAAAGAAGCAGACAAAAACGCTGTTGTGTTAGAAGCGGCTTCTTTAAATAAAAACAGTAACAAAGAAAGTGAGGTTAATAGAATGGATGAAAAGACACTTGCTCTGATTTGTGATTCAATAAAGAATACAATCTCAGAAACTAATTCTAAGAACACAGAATATGAGACAAAGATTGCGGAACTTAATCAGACTATTACTGATAAGGATGCTAAGATTAATGAACTTAATGCTTCTGTTGCAGAAATTCAGATTGCTATTGAAACTGTAAAGGCTGAGATGGCTAAGAAGGAATCTGAACTTAATGCGGCTTGGGAAGAAAAGGCGGCTCTTGAAAGGGCTCTTGGTGAAGCAATGGCAAAGGAAAGACTTGGCGAACTCGATGAAGCTATTAAGGATTTCTCTGATGAGCAGAAGAACTACGCAAAGGATGAAATCGAAAAGTTCAATGCAGACCCTACTAACGTAGAGATTAATACTGTACTCGATGCTATTTATCGTGGTATTGGTAAGCTGTTAATGGAAAAGAAGGATGAGCCTGTAGTTGAAGTTAATTCAGCAGATATTTATGGTGAGGTAATTCACCCTACATCTCAGGCTAATCATCCCGTAGAAGGTTCTATTTATTAATTACAAGAAAGGATGGTTTTATTATGGTAAAGGTTTTTACAGTTGAAATGATTGAACACTCAGCACACAGCACACCTAATGTAACTGCACACGCAGACCTGCCTAACGGTGCGCTTGTAGGTCTTACTTACACAGGTACGGCACAGACAACAAAAGCCCCTGCAACTGGTGAGGAACTTTATATTGTTCTTAATACACAGGAGGGCGATAAGGAGTATGACCTTACTTACACAATCGCACAGGGCGAATATGTAAATCTCTTTAAGCTTTCAAATTGGGTTGGCAAGGAACTTGCTGTAACAAAGGAAAATATTGTAGGCACATTTGCTAATATTGCAGTAGGAGACACACTTACATTTGATGCTACAACTTTCAAGTTCAAGGAAGATACTGCAACTTCTGGTGATGTTGCATTTGAGGTACTTGCAATTACTCCTATTGGTGTAAGAGTGCTTATTAAGATTGCCGCTTAATCAAAGAGGAAAGGAAGGTAATAAAATATGAAAACATTTGAAATAAATGAAATGGCAAATTGCCGTAGAGATTCAGTAAACAAGAATCTTCACTCAGCATCTCCCATCGTAGAGACTTTTTCTGCGCTTGTTAAGGGTGAGTCTATTGAGAATATCAAGGACACTAACGGTGTTAAGTGCGGTGATAGATGTGCAACAGCTATTAAGGAACTTAACGCAAGAGCAGAATCAGGTGATGTTTCTGCTATTTCCGAGATTAACACTATTAGAACCTATGTTGTAAATCCTCTGCTTCTTGAAGAAATCAAACTGCTTGGCTTCTTTGGTGGTTATGAGAATCTTGGATATGATGAAACAATTGAGCGTAAGATTATCAAGCAGAGTGTAAATACAAGAGGACAGGCTCTTAATGGTGATGTACCTTTCAGCTTCAATTATGCTGACAAGTATACTGTTCCCTCTGCATCTCTGAGTGCAGGTTATGAGGTAGATTACCGTAAGGCACAGTTTGGTGATATGTCCGCTGAGAATATTCTTATTGAAAACATCAAGACAGATATGAGAAACAAGGCGGCTTCTTATGCGTTCGATAATGTAATTAATGCAGTAAATAACGCTACAATTAAGAACGTCGTAGTAGGTGTAACAAGAGCAAATGTTCAGACAGTTATTAACAAGGCTCGTCCTTTTGGTAGGGTAACTCTCGTTGGTGATACATCTGCTGTTATCAAGCTTAATGATATCGCTACATATGCAGATTCACAGGCTACACCTTACATGAACATTTCTCAGGAGGCTATGAATGAGATTGCTAAGAACGCATACGTTTCAAATATCATGGGTGCAACAATCTACGGTATGGATAACGCTTATGACGTTAGCAAGCTTAATGCCGCAGGTACATGGTTTGATAAGGTTGCAGATGACAGATATATCTATGTAGTTCCTACTGGTGTTACTTCACCTGTTCAGCTTTGGACAAGGGGCGGTCTTACATCTATGACTGGCACTGATATTACAACTGGTAGACTGCTTACAAGATATGACCTTGAAGTAGCCGCTGATGTAGCAAAGGGCGAAGAATACAAGATTGGTCTTATTGACACTGTATCATAATTAAATTAAATAAAGTGGGGCGGTCAATACTGCCCCACTAATTAATTAAGGAGGATTTCTTTGATGAATCTTAATATGAATGAAAATATATCAATAAAAAATCTGACAACTTTTCCTGTAGGATTTAGAAGAATCAATGGAAACGGAGAAGTTAATCTTCCACCTAATACGTCAGTTCTTATTGATAGAGCAGAAGTTATTTCGCAGATTCAGTCACAGAATATTTTATTCTGTGGAGAGAACAATGATTCTTCTCATCCTTATATCTTTGTTGAAGATAAAGAAACAAGAGTGTTTGTTGGATTTGAAACAGAGGATAAGCCACAGGAGATTATTAGCGAAGATAAAATTAAAAAGATTTTTGATATAAAAACACAGAAGTCTTTTGAGAAGGCTATTACTGAAACAATTGTAACATTGGCTGAAAAGAAAACACTTATTGAAACAATTAAGAAGCTTGGTATCAATGACCATAGCAAGATTAAATTTATTGAAAAGTATACAGAAATGAAGATTGATGACTAAGATAAGGTGGTGAGACTATGGCTGACACAACAACTTTTGAGGATGTGCTGAATAGTTTTCATACTCATTTGCAAGAGAAACAACCCTTACCTACTGGATTGGAAAATGCGTTCTTTGAGTCAGCCCTTGCTTACTATGAACTTGAAATAGACCATCTCGACTACAACGAGGATGAAAGTAAGTTTGATTCAAAGCATAATAGGACAGTGGTATATACTTTAGGCATGATAATGTATACTGAATATCTTACAAGAGAATTAAGTAGAATTGAAAAATTACAGGGTTTTCATGGCAAGGATATTCAGTTAACAGGAAGTGACGAAAGTAAGCGAACTACTAAGTCAGACTTGGAACTTGAACTTCAAAGGTGCAATGAGTATCTTCATAAACAGAAAAGGCATGGATATAATTGAGGTGATGCGGTATGGAATCATGGTATGTTATGCAACCGCAACCTACAATGAATAGCGGATATGAAAATGACGAATGGGATAATTATGTTACAGATGCCTTTGATGAAGTTTTAACTGAGACTAAGCTAGGGCAAACTGTTTTTCTTTGTAATGGTTTATATGATATCGAAACTGGTTTGTTTGAAACTGAATTTGAAACACAGGCGGTTATTCAGAATGTAACTCCCGATGCTTATATTCAGGGTTGGAAACGACAGATACTTACACGCATTTCAGATATGCTTGTTAATTATAAGTATGTAAAAGTAAAAGATACTAAAGGTGATTGGCAAATATATCTTATTATGACAATGCCAGACCAGAATCACATTTACACTAAGTCCGTTATACATGAGTGTAATTACACATTGCGTTGGCAAAATAAACAAGGAATAGTTTACAATTATCCTTGTTTTATAGAAGATGCTTCTCAGTATAATAGTGGTGTTAATGATGTAAATAGTGTAATCAGAACACCTTATAACCAGCTTATGTGTTGGATATCGTTTGATGATAATACAATTGGTCTTAAACGTGATAGACGTATGTTTATTGATTATACTACTGCATATCCACCAGAAGTTTATAAAATAACTTCAACATCAAAAGTACCTTATTCCTATAATGATAAGCGCATTATACGTTTGCTGTTTACAGAGGATGTATATAATCCTGATGTAGACGATTTAGAATTAGGTTTGTGCGATTATGTTGACCCCAATGATATACCTCAACCAACTACTCCAATTGTAATATCCTATAAGGGAAATCCAGAGATTAAGATTGGTGGACGTAAGACATTTAAAGTTGAAAATGAAACTTCTGTTGTTTTCAGCTTATTGCATGACACTTCACTTGTAAATAAAGTTAGTTTAGAGCAAACTGACAATCAGTGTGTCATTAGATGTGCCAACGATGTAAATATAGTTGGCAGTCATTTTAAACTAATTGCAACTACTAATGATGGACAAGCAGAATTATTAATAACAATAAAGGGAGTGATATAATGCCAAATAGTTCTCTGGTAATACAGGCAAAGAACGATATGCTTGTAGCACTTCAAAATGATGACAG